CATTTATTAATCGCATATTCAAATCTGATTGTGAGGTACCAACTAAAGATATACCACTAACAACTATTTTATATATATCAAAATCTGTTGTAAAAACATCTGTAATATTTACTGAACTAACATTAGCAGTTATTGAAGTATTATTAATTAATCTTAAATTGCTCATAACTGTTTTAATCCGTAGAGTTTAAAAACTCCACTAGCAATATTGCTACCATTTGACATAAATATTCTTATTCCATCAACACTTGCAGTTTGGTCATAAACCCCTCCACCAAAATTCATTTTATAAACTCCATTAACATTTATTGTTGTTGTGTGAATATTAACAAAACTCATAGTTGAACTATCGTGTAAATTATAAAAATAAGCGTAACCATTACCTTTTTCATTTGTTGCATTACCTTGATTTAAAGTAAAGAAAATATGATTAATATTGTTATCTCTACTTTCAGCACTACCACCATCAGCAGATAAAGTAAAAATTGCTCTTTGGTAATCGTTATCAGTATCAAAAGTACCACCAACAGACATTCTTATTGCAAATTGTTGGTCATCAGTAGCATTCTTAATATTACTTGCTTGTAATAAATGAACATCAAATTCTGCACCTCTTATGTTTGTGAAATCTACTTGTGCAGTATTGCTAGAAATAGTTTGTGTTTCAATAAGCTCTAAACTACCACCTAGAAATCCCTGTCGTTCTAAATCAAAGCTCTCTTGTGTAGTTAATATGCCTTTATTCTTAACCTGTTGCTTGACACTTGTAGATGTGTCTCCAATATAACCGAATGACATAAGAAAAAAATTATGTCTGCTTCAGATAATTAATAGTAAAGTCGATACTTGAAGCAGTAGAACATAAACCTTGTATCTTATCTCCTGTGGTTAAAACTACCTTAGTTTCCCAAACAAGAGTTGTACCTGCCGGAACAGTAACATCATTTAATAAATGTGGAGTTACTGAGCCACCTGATTTAACTATTTCAATATCTATCGTAACATCTTGACTGCTTGAATTAACATTTGCAAAAGACATTCCGATTATTGTTTCTGTTGTAGATGAGCCTACTGCGTCAAGTAAATCTGCATTACTTGTTCCAAGAGTTCCTACTACACCTTCTAATACATCTGCCATATCTATCCTTCCTAGCTAAGAGCTAATACTAATCCTAATGTAACGCCACCTGCTAAATTTGCAATATCTCCTGCCGTTGTTTTCTTTAAATTGTTACTGTCATCTGCGTCTGCAAAAAGTATAACATCAGCACTTGCAACTGTTCCTGAAGTAGCTTGTGTTGGTGCAACAACTAAAGTTGATGAGAATGCACCTGATGTAGCCGTAGCTCCACCTGATAATCCTGAAGTAGAGCCTGTTGTGATAGTTACACCTGTTATGTCTCCTTCTCCAATAAAATTAACCCAACTTGAGCCGTCATAAAATTGTAGAGTGTTTGTATCTTTTAAGAAACAAAACATACCTTCTGCGTCATTAGTTCCTAAAGCAGTATCTCTAGCTGAAGAATCTGCATAAACTTGTACAACTTGGTCTTGAATAAAAGTCTGAAACTCAGTAGCACTAATTAAATCTCCTGTGCTGTAACTTTTCCAACCTGCTCCTGCCATATTAAATTACCTTCCTAACTATAAACAAATCTAGTTCCTTCTCCTAGTTTAGCTTGTCCTAATATCCAAGCTGAACTTCCTGCCGGACTTAATGTAGCCGTCCAACTCCAAGTTTGACTTGAAGCATTTACAGTATGACTTATGGATTCTATCCATAGCTCATCTGTAAAGCTACTGCCGTCCACATTGACTATCTTAACAGATATTCTGTCTCCGAACTCTCGTCCTAAAACTTGTTCCCAAAGAGATGTATTTTCTCTTGGATTGCAAGTCAATTCGTCAATCCTTACAATAGGTAGAGATGTTTCTGCTATCTTTTGTTCAATTATAGACAAAACATCTGAGTCCGAAACATTTATAGTAGTTTTGTTGTTTTCTTTTGCTCTGTATTTTAAAACAGAGTTAGTATCAGCTTTGTACTGTATTGAGCCACCACTTCTTTGCCACTCATAAACATTAATTATCTCGTTGTCATCAAAGGAAGTAGATACATTTGTATAAGGTAAATTGCTACCGTCATTACTAAATATACCTTGAACATTTATAGCTTTGGTATTAGATAATTTATAATCCCTGTTTCTAAATGTTGCTTTACCGTCTTTTGCCATAAAGAATTGTCCATTTTCAGCAGTTTCACACTCTCTTAAACCTGTAAGAACATTAGTAGTTATAGCTTGTGATATTACATTTTTAGTTCCTGTAAGTACATCTCTACGATTACTAGGAAATCCAATAGCATTTAATATTCTAGTTATTCTTGCAGAGCTAAGTTCTTGTTCATCTGTATAACTTAGTCTTGTTGATAAACCTAATTCAGAAAAACCTGCAAGTCCTAAACGCCAACCAACACCGTCCAACTGTGCTGATTGAAAAATTTTAAAAGCGTCTACACAAGTAAAAGTTACAATCGAGTCTGCACCTTCAGATATAAACTTGACAGGCACACTTTGTAAAAAACCTTCAAATATTCTATAAGTTACAGAGTCATAAGTTGCAGACATTCTCACTCTTTTAAGTGGTTGTATCTTTGTAACTGCATTTGTTGAATCGTAAAAAGGGCTAGAAGTATTATTGGGATTAAACCTGTTGTCAGCATTGGAGACTGAAAAACTCATTGTACCTGCAACAAACTCTCCAAGTTCATTTGCTCTACCACGCCTTGTTGTAAAAGCTCTTAGAAAACTTGTTATATCTGTAAAAGATTGTGTTTCATCAAAAGGCTCTGAATCAAAGCCTACTTCAAGTGTTAGTGATACATCAGAATCGAAATTAGCACTCATTATACAACTACATTTATACCTTTACGCTGTGCTTGTCTAAGAGCTTCAGCAACGGCTAATTGTACATCTTCAGAGCTTCCAAGTAGATTACCTGTGTTTACAGTAATGACTGTTCCACCTGCATTTGTGCCTACACGACCACCTGTTGATTCTCCAAATCTATCTACTATTTCTTGCCCTGCTTCTCCAAGACTTCCAAACTTCTTTGTCGTTGAAGGTGTGGTTGGTATAGAATCATCTTCTGCTACTGCTTCTAATCCGTCTATAACTTCATTTATATTTGTATCAGGCATAGAGTCATTTCCAATAGTTCTACTTGATAAATTCATCAGTGCATTAAATTGATTCATTAATGTATCTAAGTCTCCACCAATCAACCTAACTATTTCATTGATACCGTCTTTAAATTTATTTGCTGACCTTAAATCTTCTAATGCAGAATCTAACTCTGCTTTTGCTAAAGCCATTTCTAAGATATTACTTGTGGAATCAGCAGTAGCTTCAGCTAAATCTTCTTGTGCTTTTTGATAGTTTTGCTGAGCTTCTTGTAGTCTCTCTGTTTGTGTTATAACATCTGCTTCTGCTCGTTCTATATTTCTAAGTGCTTCTTCTTCTTCTCTTGATATTGCAATAGATTGTTCTTCAAGTTCTATCAATCTCTCTCTTGCTACTGCTAGTTGAAGTTTTTGTATTTCAGATTTATCTTCTGCTTCTTCTAGTTTTCGTATTTCTTCTCTTTGTCTTGCAATAGCTAAGGCTTCTTCGTTAGTAACTTTTGCACCAAGACCTGATACTCTCTCAAATTCTTCTTTTGCTTTGTTTACTTTTTCATTGGCTTTTTCTAAGTTTGCATTAGCCTTGTTAAGTTTTGTAAGTGCCTTAGCTTCTTTATCAACTAGGTCTAATCTATCTTGTTCTATGTCTCTTAGGTTTTGGTAAGCGTCATTAAGTTTTCTTAAAGAATCTAAACCTGCCGTTGCTCTATCTCTTGATAGTTTCTTTTCTGCTTCTATTTCTTCTTCTGTTAGTTCAATAGATTCTTGTTTTGTGTCATTAAAACTACTTGTCTCTCTATCTAATTCATGAGTATTGTTTATCAAATCTTTTTGTACTAATTCTTGGAATCTCATAGCTTCTGCCATTTCTTTATGAGCTTTTATCATTCCTTGATGTGTGGCTTCGGCTTCATCAACAGTAGTTGCATATTTATCATAAGTTCTACCTGAATCTTCAATAAGGAAGCCATTTTCTTTTGCAATCTTTGTGCCTTCTTCAATCTTTTTATTTAACTCAGATTGTGGGTCAATAGCTTTTATGACTGCGTCTGCTAATTTATCAAAGAATCCGATAGTGCCTTCGAGAGCAGGAGCTAATTTATCGACTAATAATAATCCTATCTCTGAAAACTTCGAGCCAAGAATATCTATTTGTCCTTGAAGTGATAGGACTTGTTTATCAGCAACTTCTTGAGTAGTACCACCTGCACCCATTAAAGCGTCTTGATATTCTCGTATTTGGTCTCCTGCACCTGACAATATTTTTACTGCGTCTGCAACACCACGATTAAGTCCTAATTGGTCTAATAAAACTGCTTTTTGTTGGTCTGATAGACCCTTCATACCACCGTCAAGTTCATCTATAACATCTGCTAGATTCTTTAAGTTGCCTTCATTATCAACAATATCTATATTGAACTTCTTAAATACTTCTGAGTTTTTACCTACTGCTCTTGTTGTATCTCTGAGTAACTGATTGAGTTTCTCTCCTGCTTCAGCACCTTTAACACCCCTGTCTGCAAAAGCTGATAGTACGGCAACACCTTCTTCGATTGATTTATTTGTAACTTTTAATGCTGAACCTGACTTAGTTGTAAGTGCTTCTGCAAACTGTTGTACAGAAGCGTTTGCTAATGTATTAGCTTTTACTAAGACATCAGTAACTCTTGTAAGGTTTGTTAAGTTTTGTTCTGCGTCTTTGACGGTAAGACCTAATGCAGATTGAGAGTCAGTAGCCAAGTCAGTAGCAAGTGCCATATCGAACATACCTGCTTGAGCAAACTTGGTAACTTGTGGAAGTGCAGATATAGATTGTTCAGCGTCTAAACCTGCTGACGCTAAGAAGAAAAATGCTTCTGCTGATTCACTTGCTGATATACGAGATTCTATTGCAACTTGACGAGAAGCTCTTGCCATAGCCAACTGTTGTTCTTCAGTTGTCTGCATAATTGCAAGAGATTGGTTGAGTTTATCTTCAAAGTCAATAAATTGTCTTGTAGCTTCTGCCAATGCTTTGACAAGAACTGTACCAACTGCAACTGCACCTATCTTGGCAACAGTACCGAACTTACTTAACTTGCCACCTGACTCATCAGTCTTTTTTCCCAAAGTATTCATTTGGGCTTTAGCTTTGTTAAAACCTTCTAATACAAGTTTTATAAGGATATTTGAACTACCCATTATCTCATCTTCTTCTTCTTAGCTTCTGCTTCTGCCATAGCTCGTTGTTTATCTCTCTCTTGTTGTTCTACATAATAAAATGTAGCCCATTGTGAATACTCTAATGATGACATTTTAGTTCGCAGTTCGCCAACTGTCATTCTTAAATCACGAGCTAATCTAAATTGAAAAACTAAATCAGGATTCGCTTTTGAAATCTTCAGCTAACGCTGATTCAATCTCGCTTCCTACTCCGTTAAGAGTATTGAGTTCTGCAAAAATTAAGTCAATGACAGTTGCGTCTTTTTCATACAACTCATCTATTGCTTCGTCTGATAGTTCAGGCTCAACAACACTTGCTTTTAATAATGCTTTTTGATAATCAAAAGCGTCTGTTGTTTCTCCATTAATTAATCTACCAAGTTCTATTTGCATTTTTTTAGATATGCCTTTGACTTTGATTGATACATTCCATTGTGGAATATCAATAGTTTTAGTCGGCACATCAGGTAATGACTTGATGTCATCTAAGTTTAAAATCTTAGCCATACGTCTAGCTCTCCTTTATCTTACTTAGTGTGTACCACGAGTTACTGCACCTGAAACTTGAAGGTCTGCTGAATATCCAACTGCGTCTCCGACAGGACTAGAAATAGCATAAGAAGTTAATATTGCTTCTCCTGTATATTTAATCTTGCCACTTGCAGTTCCTTCAGGGCTATATTCATAAGATAGAGTTGCTGATTGTCCAACAACTGCACCAAATATAGCGTCAGCAGTAGCGTCCCAAAGACCTGCCAATGAAATGGTAGCGTCCTTTAGACCTGCTATATAAGTTTTATTATCTGCACCTAGTGTTGTAGTTTCAGATACATCTGCTGTTTCAGGGAAGTCCACATTATTTACAAAAGATGAAATATCAGTCAATGAGCCTGAAGCGTTATCAAGTTTAAAAACTGAATCTTTACCGTGTGTAAATGCCATAAATTTCTCCTTTAATTATTTCTTCCAAATCCAACTATAACATTGAAACTTGGGTTTGTTCCACTAACAGTATAAACAACTTTTAAGTAACGATTAACTGTTGTGCCACTTGCTACTTCTTTGACTTCTGCACCTGCTGATGTCAAAGCAGTAAAAGTAACTAAGTCTGCATAACTTACATTGTCTGCTGAATGTGTAATCTTAGCATTCAATGTAGGTGTACTTGTTCCTGATACTGATGTAACAACTATAAAAGCACCACCACCATTTGCAGTAGAGCTTCCATTATCTCTAGCAGTTCCATTACCTGAAGCCGTTACTGTTGCGTTTTCAAGTACGCTTCCACTAAAGAAACCACTTGCTTGTAAGTCAAAGGTAACTGCTACCACATCTCCAACAGGACTTGAAATCCCATAGTTAGTTGTAACACCTTTGCCAAACATACAATCGTCTGTTGCGTCTATTCCGTCATAACCAATGACTGCCACTTTGTCATTAGCTCCAACCAAACCTTGAATTATATTATCTGCCGTTGAGTCAAAGAATCCACCAAAAGAAACACTTGCGTCCTTTTCTCCTGCAATATAGCTTTTGTTAGAGCTACCAAAAGTAGTAGTCTCTCCAACATCAGCAGTCCTTGAAGGTTCTGCACTATTTAGAAAAGCACTTAAATCGGTTGAGTCTATGATTACTTTTGTATCTTTACCGTGAATAAATGCCATTATCTACCACCTGTGCAACAACCGTTACCACAACAATCCATTATTTTTTTCCTCTTTTTCTTCTTCTTCTTCTACCTGATGACCTTGAGCCACCATATCCATATCCTTTTGGCATATCACTCCTTATAATACACTTATCTTTTCATTTTCCAAGCCAAAGAGATTTCTGCTGAAACCCTGCGAGTGATTTTGCGTCTTGCTTTTCTCGTATTTTTTTCGGCTAATAGTAAGAATGGAACTAAGGGAGTTCCTCTCTCGTTGATTGATTGTACCACACCCCAAGTGTTCAAGTTTCTTTTTGTAGCCCAATCTTCTATTGGTTGTATTGGTGGATAATGTGGTTTAGTTCTCCAATTAGGATTACCCCAATTCTTCCTTCTCTTTGGTGGTGGTGGTTTGTAACCACTTGGCAATCTTCTGAATCTTCCATGTACAAACTCTGAGTATGGAGCAGTAGCTTCAACTTGAATCTTCTTAGGTAATCTACCAACCATAGCAACTTGTTTGAAGCCAATAGAGTTTGCTAATGTACCTGTATCTTTTGGTGCAACCTTCTTAGCTTCTTTTGTAATTACTTCTGCGTGTTCATTCATTAGATGACGCAAAGGAATTAAAGTAAAACCTGCATTGGTAAGTTTTCTTTTTATTTGAGTCATTCCTTCAAATTGGAATGCTCTATTTGTAGCCATTAAAGAATTGTGCCACTTAAAGTGGTCTTTTTGTGTCCTTTAAGTAAGGTTTGAACATCAGGGTCAATCTTGGAAAATAACTCGCTGACTCCTGTATTTACATCTCCATAAGTATTGAATGGAGTATCTTTTCTTTTAAAATATCTAAGGGCTTGTATCAATGTTGCAGTTTTTATATCTTCAGGAACTATTGAGTAACCCCACTTTGCAGTTACTTCAACATTGTTGATTATTGTTGGGTCAAATCTCTCAGAGCTTCTTGTATGAAGAATTGTAATTTTATTGTAAGGCTCTAGGTGTGTTGTTCCACCTGTAATTTTTATTACTCTAGGATTACTTGGCTCAACAATAAAATCTGTATTGATAGTCAAAGTTGTTTCATAAGTTCCGTCATCATTATCATCTAGCTTCACTATAAGACCTGTCTTTGTACTTATATCAGGTACATCAAGAAAAATACTTGACTTTGGTGTAAATACTTTAGCATTCGCAGAACTATCCTGATTGAATCTTCTACCTGTTATTGCGTCTATTAATCTACAAGCTGAATCAATAGCAGTATCTATATTGGTATCTTGAGCTGACCCTGATAGACCAATGTATGTTTTAAAATCGTCCTTATCAACATACTGTGCCATTTAAGACCTACTTAGATTTATTTTCTTTTGGTTGTTTTGCTTTTGCTTCTACGAACTTAAGAGCTTTGTATTCTGCGTCAGGCATTTCCCAACCTGCTCTTGCAACAAGTTTTCCTTTACGCCAACCTTTTGGCATACCTTCAGCAGACTCTTTACAAAGTCCTTCATCATTCATATAAATATCTTTTTTTAATTTCATAATTTCCTTTTTGCTAGATGTCCCATTGCCATAAGACGAATGGGACATCAAAGCCATTATTAACTATTAAAAGTTAGTAATAGTACAGAAAGCAGTTGGTCGATAGACAGGGAATCCTAGTCTAACGGTTGCCTTCATAACCATAATATCTTTTACGAAGTTTTCATCGTGGGAATCTGACATAGCCACTTCCATACCTTGTCTTGCAACGATATGACAAGCTTGTCCACCACCGAAAACACCTACGATTGGAGTTCCTGCGGGTCTAGTTGTATCTAAAACAACAGGGAGTCCCCACATTGTTTGTCCAACTGCACCACCGAACTGTCCTGCTCCCACAAAGAGTGGGTTAAGGCTACCACTTGTAGTAACTGCATTTACTTCAGTTACAGTCTGGTACCAATCAGAAGGGTGCATAATTATTGCGTCAGGACTTAAGAAGCTATCCTTTTGTATTTCTGTGATTGCTTCATAAATTTGTCCGACTCTTTTTAGGTTTCCTGAGAATGATGAGAAATCAAAAGTATTAATTCCTGATACATTCAAGATACCTGTTAAGTTTGCACCTGAGCCACCACCTGCAAGTATTTGGTCTCCAACTGCAAGATTAACCATAGTTCTTAATCTTGAGTCAAGATAACCACTAACTGCTGATACATCAGCTAACAATTCTTCTGTAACAGGCAAGAATGAGCCAATCTTACGAATGTTCTCTGTCTTTTCTGTAAAAGCAAGTGCGTTTTCGCCCAAAGCTGAGCCTTCAGCAGTTGCAGAAGTGTTGTTAGTAAAGGTGGTTTCTTCGAGATACTTGTATTGGTAAGTATCTGTTGTGATTGTGTCGATTAAATCAATAACAGTTTGTGGGTTTCTCAATGCAGTAGGAACGATTAAATCGCTTCTTGTTACAGCAGGTGGATAACCTGTTTCTGTCAATGTTGTTTTTAATTCGACTTTTGGATTCCACTTAAGCTCTGAATTGATGTTCTTTTGCCCATTATCCATAAAACTTTTGTAAGCACTAGAGTCAATGAGTTGGTCTCCAAGAGTTTGTACCCCTTGTTCTTCCTTCTCGTTGTGAATAGGCATTGATTTTACTTCTTTACCTTTTTCTAATGCTTCTTCAAGTCTTGCTTCTTGAGTTTCGAGAGCATTTAATTCATTAACTTTTTCATTAAGTTTCTCAATTTCAACATTTCTATCTTCGATAGCTTGTTTTTTCTCAACAGAGATTTCTGAGCCTTCTTCAAAGGTGTCCTTCATCTCTTTGACTGCGTCAAACTGAGTTTGTCTTAATGTGTGGAGTTCCTGTGTGAGTTCGTTTAATTTACTCAACTTTATCTCCTTCATTAACTATGCCTTGACTTCTTGCCAAGACTTCTTGTGTATTTAGCCAAAGTGCGTCAATACTATCTTTAGGTTGCTCTGTTTCTTCTTCTCCCAATCCAAGTATGTTGTCTAAGTCGTTATAGACTTCTTGGATTCGGTCTTGAATCTGCATAAGAGATTCTTGAGCAGACTTTGACAATTTTTTGCCTTTATCTAAGCGTAAAGAAGTAAGTTCTTTTGCTCTGTCTATGAAGTTGTTAATTGTGATAAGCACATTATCAGCTTCATCTGTGAATCTAAGACCTGATTCAACATCTTTTACATCTTTTTCTTTTTGTTCTTTGACATCAACAGTATAAGTTGATTGATTTGCACCAACAAGAACAGGAGATACTTCAAACACAGTTGCAGATTTTATGTACCTTACTTCCTGTGATTGTCCGTCTTTTTGAAATTGTCCTTGTTCTGCGTCATCAACTTGGAAACCAAAAGACCATTGTTGTAAATCTCCCATAGCTTTTACAATTTCATAGGCTTCTTTACCACTATCTGACGACATAATAAACTCGCCTTTGAATGTTGCCTTGTCATCATCTTGAACAATGCGTCCTTTACCAATAGGATTCTCCCATTTGTGAGACCATACCATTGGTACTTCGCCTTCTAAACCTTTAAATGATTTAAGTGAGTTTGGTAAAACTACATCTCCGTCAGAATCTACATTATTAAATACAGAGAAAACTGCTTCTACTTTGCCTTCTTTTTCGGTGTCTAGTGCAAAGTCTATTGATTTAAACTCTTTATCCATTATTCTTCTTCCTTTTCTACCCACGCTTCGTTTTCTTTTGTACTAGGGTCGTCTGCAATAAAATGACCTTTGTCATTCCTTGCCCTTACTTTAGTTGCTTCTTGTAATTTATTTTCCATTTCGGCTTTAGTAATTTTAACAAGCGTACCTTGTTCTACTAACCATTTAATACTTTTTTGTGGAATATCTTTTGCTTCGATAAATTCGCCTTCAGCAAAATATTTATCTTTGACAGTTATTCCATTTATCACTTCATACATTATGTAATTATCTCCACGCTAAATTCTACGCCTAAGTAATCAATACTATTTACAGTATAAACACCATAATTAGACGCTTCAACAACTCTAGCAGAACTTACCACTCCACCTAAAGTTGAATCTCCTTCAATAGCTGATTTTACACTTGTGCTACCACTTCCGTCTAAATAAGAATCAAGAGAATCTTGCGAGAGTTCTGCGTCCACTCTTGAAACATACATATAGATTGGAATGTTGTAAGTGTCCGAGCCACGAGACATTGTTGAATCGTATTCCAAAGAACTCATAACACCAACAACTGCCGTAGGTGGCTCTATTGAATCAGGCACAAAAGAAAATACACTTAAGTCTGAGATAGTTGCTAAACGTGTTTTCAAACCTTCTCTTATGCTAGATAAACTTGCCATAGGTATTACTATAACAAAAAAGCCACCAATGTAGGTGGCTTAATTGATTTGTTAATTTTTATATTATGTATTTACTTTTTGATTTAATATCTTTTATTTTTTTGTCAGCAACTTCTATTTCATATTGTGCATTTAGATAATTGTCAGAATTTTTACTCTCTCCCCTATCTAAAGCAAGTTCCATACAATTTTTAGCTACTCTTTTAACTTTTTCCAAATATTCAACTTCGTTTAATTCATCAGTTGCTATTTGATATTCAGTTCTTCTTGACATTTTGTCTCCTTTTGTTATTTCATTCATAATCAAAGATTAACAGAAATAAAAAACAATGCAAGTATTTATATTAAAAATTATTATAAAAAGCAGATAGCTGACCCTTCGGAGTTGATTGCTGATTGAATGAAACAAAGGGTCAGCTTCTTATCTGCGTATTTAATGATACAAGCTATTAAACTATCTAATCTTAATACATAAAATTATCTGTGCAATATGTACAAATTATTCTATATCTCCAAAAAGTTCATCAAAACATTCAGGGTGTGAGCCTGAGATTATTTGTTCCCAACCTGACTTGTCAAGGTAAGGGAAATATTCTCTTACTTCTTTTCTTGGTAAGTCCCATTGGAACTCGTGCCAATCTTTTCTAATTACTTCGATTGTTCCTTCTTGGCTACAAATAATACATCTTATTGTTGGAACAGTAACAATATCATCATCAACATTCCTATTCATATATTGTGCTTGTGTAAATAGAAGTTTTTGTTCCTGCAAAGTAAGATGACCTGCACAGTTTTTTTCTTTTGGACAATTACAATTAGTAATCATTTTTCTCTCTTTAATAATGCGATTTCTAATTTTCTTTTTTGTAATAATCTCTCAGCAAACTTTATCTGTTCTTTAGTTTCTAAGTGATTAAATATCTGCTCAAGATTTTCAAAGATTGTCATTTCTTTAACTCCATATCTTCTTTGTAGATTTCTTTATCACAATAAAGACAAACAAGTGCAGACCATAACAAGTGTGTAACTTCTAATTCCAAAGTACACTCAGGACAATCAAACTTGAATGTCGTTCTTCTTTGGTAAATCATTACAATCTGTAATCTTTTGGTAGATTAAAATTTTTGATGATTCTTTGTCTAATTTTTTCTTTGTTATCCAACCACCATTTTAATTGTTTATTCATCAGCTCCTTCCTTTGTAAATTGGAAAGTTTCCTGTCGAATTATGAGTCCTACCCTTTTTTTTACTTTTTAGTATTCTTCTTTGTTTTCTATTCATATCAACTCCTTTATCCTTACGGTGTCCAAGTTAGGACACATTATAGATTTTTATACTTCTAATGGTGGTATTAGTTTGTTTTTGTATTTTTCCTGCAAGTCCCAATGGTCTTCACAGTAATCAAAGTGATACCAAACGTGCCAACTAGCACCTGATAATTTACTCTTTATCAATCGCCCTGTTTTTACAACGTGCTTACCACAACCACCTGTGGCTCGTCTGTTGTTGTCTCCACCAAATCTACACCTGTTTACATCTTCAGGTCTAGGAAGGTTTGCACCTGTGTCTCCAATAAATGCCATTTTTATCACTCTCCTTAAGTTTCATTATTTAGCATTAGTTTTAACCATAATTTACGATTTAGACTTTGTCAATCTTCTATTATAGAAATCTTTGATTTGACAAATATATCATCTTCGATTATAATAAATGTATGATTGAAAATATAAAAGGAGTTGAGATGAATCAATTTGCATATTCAGTTATAAAAAAATATATCCCTTCATTTGAAACGGAGATATTTTATCAAGACACAATAGAGCTTGATACTTCTAGGTATGCCAATCCAAGAGAAGCGTTTTGGTTTTGGTGTTCCAAAGAAGCAAAGCTCTATAACAAAAAAAGAACAACACAAGAGAAAAAAGATTTTTACTTTTATGTTGTTGAAGTACTAAATATAAAGGGAGAAGAAGAATGAGTGAATTTGTAGAAATAGATAGAAGTGACATAGCAAAAAATGAATTGCTAAAGAACGGCACTGAAACATCAGTAAGAGATAATACCCATTTTATTCTAGGAGATAAACTAGAAACAATTTGGTGGAAGCAAATTAATCACGAACAACTATCCACAGGAGAAGTTGACAGTGGTTATCAAATTGATTTTGCTGACGGAACACAATTAAAGTTATCAACTTTACAACTGTTCAGCATTATTAATGATTATGAACTTACAAATATTGAAACAAAACTTTGGACATTACACGAGATTAATAAAGATACTTGGAAGGGAACTATACGAGACCAAGTAGTGTATAAAAATCTTAATGATTCTAAAGTCTATGCAAAGGCAGAAGAAGAATGAAACTATTTATTAAGTTAGTGTTGATTGCTTTGTACCACAATAAATATATTGATTGGAATAAAGTAAATCAAGAACTTGGTTTCGCTTTGGCAGGAACAAGAATAATGTTCCACCCTGAAGAAAAACCATTTAATAAAATGCTAAACAAAAAAGAATTAGATTCTTTATTACAAGATTAGCTCACACTAAATCGGAACTCGGAAGCCCACCGTTCATTCGGTGGGTTTCTTTTCTTCAAACTCAATCCAAATTCTATTTGATTCTATTACTTTTTTCTTTTCTCGATATTTTTTTATGCTCATTTGTTTTGTCCACCAAATCTCATCAAGAATCTTAATTGCTTCTTCTTCCGTATCTGCTTCTATTAGATATTCGGTTGTTGTCGTATCTTTGAATCTGAATTGCATATCGTTTAAAAATTTTTTTTGCTTACCGTCAGATAGAAGGATTGATTACTTCGTCAGGTCTTGGCTCTCGGTAGATAACATTACAACGACAGTTCACAGTTTCTTTGGCAGATAGATTAGGAGCTTTAGGATATAAAGCTCGTTCTCCACCAACAATAAAGTTATCGTTCTGTCCAACGACTTGTCCGTCAGCACTAATGTGAGTGTCTCTCGAGTTGTTGAATTGTGTCTGCCATTCTTTTACAGTAATGAGACCTGAACTCTCGACTGCGTCATACTGACCGAACTGAGCCAAAGCTCCACCTTCAGTTCTAGCAATAGTCGAAGCTCTACCCATTAACTTCTTCGGTAAAGTATTCTCTACTTGTCCTGTGATGTATTCATACATTGCGTCTCCACTAAGTCCAAGCTCGGTAGCTTCGTCAATACTTCTACGGATTGTTCTGTTCAAATTTGCTTTTGTAGTTTTAGCCAAGTCAGGCATAACGGAATCTAATCTATCATTTACAAACGCAACGGCTTTTCGATTGTATCTTGTTCTAGGTACAGGAGAAGTAGAACTAGGAATCACATCTCCACCCTGCAACCGTATCGGATAGAAACCTTCGTTGATTACCTGACTTCTTGTTTTCCGTCTGTTCTTATAAGTATATAAATCCGTATCTTCTAATTCAGAATATCCTTTAAGTGATTCAGGTAAGAGAATACCAAATTGAAACAAGTTGAAGTCATAGACCTGAGACAAGTAAATATCATACAAGTCAAGTTTCCAATCAAGAGTAGTCTCATCTATTATGTTATTCAAAATCGGAGATTCTCCATTCAAAACAAAATTTTTGTATGCAGGGTTGTCTTTTCCACGCACCATACTTCTCGTGATTTTTTTTAATTGACTACGCAACAGACCGACATAGTAATCTGTGTACCACAGTTCCCAATTCCGTAGCATAGCGTCATAGTTCCGATAGACTCCTTGCTTTACTTCCGTAGATGTAAGACGACTTGTTCTGTATTCTCTGTCTGCCTGTTCCCTTAGCTTATGTCTCCGTACCAACTCTGACGCTGACTTCTCTACTTCGTCTCTCTTGTTCATTGCTCTTACTAACTTGTTACTCCACCTTTGTCCTGCGTTGCCACCCCATAGCTTCCAAGCAATAACTCCATTAGTAGCTCTGTCAGTTCTTCCTGCGAGATAATCTCTAGCGTCATCTGTCTGTAAATCTACTTCGTGTCTAGGGAA